GTATGTTCATTCAAAGATTGAAGAAGGGGAGAATCCTATCTTTGTTCTTGATGGTGTGGACACTTGGTTTAACAGTTGTATTCTCAAAGTTAATCCTGACCCAACGAAGGTGACGAAAATTATGCCATTTCAATACGGGGCAAGAAATAAGACATTTGAGGCACTGATGGTTTCCATCTATCGCTTGAAGTGTGATGTGATTTACATTACTCACGAATCAGAGAAATATGTGGACAATGTTCCTGTTGGTGTTCAACCAGCATGGCGTGATTGGGGCGGAAAACTTGAGCAAGAGATTCACTGCACCCGAAAGAATGTCAAAGGTGAAATGCACTATGTCGCACAATTGATTGGTTCAAGAACAAACGGAAACTTGGTCGGCACACGCTGGACAGTCCGAGAAGGAACCCCACCAAATATTGTTTGGAACGGTATTCCCGAATTACGGGAGGGTAAAATTTGAAACCGAAACAATGTTGCGGTATTAATTCTGCCAGTGGTGGTGGCTCTAAAAAAGGAGACAGATGTAAAGTCATGGTAAAGGATTTTAATACCAGACTTAAGAAGTGCCTAAACGACAACAAAGACCTATGCTTTATGCACTGTGATTGTGCATATTGTTTAGATACTTACGAAACACGAAGTAATCGGGGAAAGAGACATAAATCAACACTTCACGAAGGAAAGGCTAACTATGACTATCTATTTAACCGTTGGAGTTCTATAAATTTGGATGCTCCAGATTTTCTTTTGAAAGAAAAGGATATTGAAAAACTAAGAATCATTTGTTTGGTCGTATATAAAGAGTATAATCATCTTTGGTCGGATATTGTTTCTCTCGCTAAGAAAAGAAAAGAGAATAAGAAAACCCTGCAAAAGATAGCAGAACTAGAATTAGAATTGAACAAACTAAAGGAGAAATTAGAATGAAATTTACAGTTAGCGCAAAAGAACTAGAACAAGCAATTGAAAGTATTCGTGTCAAAGGAAAGTCCCTAACCTCAAAGGGTTTCGGCAACGCTTCAATGGGCGACTACATCTATGTTGTTCTTGAAGGAAACACCCTTTCTATTGTAAATGGTTCAGCCATCTTCATGGCTAAAATTACCCTTCCCGTTATTGGTGAAGAAAATGGAAACTGTGTCGTTGATGCAACGGTTGTTTTACCGTACTTAAAATCATTCAAGAACAATATTACTGTGGCGGGTGGTGATTTTATTTCAATCACCCAAACAGGAAAACAAGCGAGCCTACCTAAAGTTGTAAATCATCCTGCTATGGATGCTTTAGAAAACTCTTTGGAAAGAACGAAAGGAATCGTATGGTCGGCTGTATTGGATAAATTGCCTACCTTTGGCAAGACAACCTTTGAGGGAGCCTTTTCTTTAGTGTCCGACCAATTCAAATCTTGTATCAAGAATTGCGAATTGGTCAAGAGTGGAGTGTATAGCCTTAACTTTAACAAGGAAACAATTACTCTCTCTTCACAACAGAATGTGCAGAACAGATACACGGAAACAATTACCCCAGTAAGCGTTCTTGGTGAAGCGGCTTCTCTTGATTATACTAGCCCCATCCATAACTTCTTTGATAAAGAACAGTTGTTAAACTTCTATGTGAAGGATGACTTTCCCCTGCTTATTGTAGCAGAAGACAGAATGATTCTAAAAGCCCCACAAATTGGTGATTGAATGATAATTAGTAAAATGAATAAAGGTCAAAATATATACACATCTTGGAGAGAAAATGGCGAGAAGAAATGGAACATCGTTCCGTTCCGTCCATATTTTTATGTTCATGAAAATGAAACCCCTAGACACTACAAGCCATCAAAATACATTGAGCGTCAATTTGAATATGAAGAAGGCGACTTCTTTAATTTGGAAGGACAACAGTTGAAGAAAGTTTATGTTGAATCTTCCTTTGATATTCGTAAAGCAAAAGAAGAGTTTTCTAAAACCTATGAAGCCGATGTTCCTTATCACTTTAGGTATGCTGTTGATGAAATCAACAAAATGCCAGAGTATGAAATGCGTAAGTGGTATTGGGATATGGAATGGCAACAGGGTGGAGAGTTTCACGATTGCATTACAACGATTGTTGCATATGATAACTACGATAAAGAGTATTTACAGTGGGTTTGGTTTCCCGAAGAAACCAATACTGAGACAAACTGTTTTGTTTTTAGCAGTGAAAGGGATATGATAGATTCTTTTTTGAATACAATGATTATGAAAGACCCCGATATGTTAATTGCTTGGTTTGGAAATAAGTTTGACTTGCCTCATCTTCTCAAGAGGGCTTGTGCTTTGGGAATTGACCCCCGCATCATATCTCCAACTGCCAGCGTTAAGGGGGTTAAGGCGACTAAGGGAGGCTTTTCTTTTGCCTATGCTGAAAAGGGTTTCTCACCCATTGAACAGCCCGTAGGGGGCCGCATAAGTCTCTCTCTTGACCTTGCTTTTGAGCGTCAATGGAATGACTCACAAAGAGGAACATTACCTTCTCTAAGTCTTGAGTATGTTTCACAAACACTTTTTGGTGAAGGTAAAGTAAAGAAGGGTAAATTTGAAGACAAAAACGAATTTTTCCGCAGAGCATGGTTAGAAGATACAGAAGTGTATTTGGAGTATGCTGTGGTTGATGTTGAATTATTAGTGCGTATTGACGAAACAAACTTTTGTAGTGAAGCAATTGTTTCATTACAGCGTTTGTTGAAAGCACCCTTTGATGCTTGTTTTTATGCAAGTCATATGGGTTCAATCTATTTTATGCGAAACGCTACTTGGAAAGCACCAACAGGAAACAGAGATATTGAACGCCGAGAATATGACGGGGCTATGATTTACGACCCATTGAGTGAACAAACTCAAGGGCTTCATTTGAATGTGGCCGCATTTGACTATGCAGGACTTTACCCTTCAATGATGATTGCACGAAACATTTCTTGGGAAACCAAGTCGGAAGAACCAACAGAGTTTGCCGTGAACATCTCAACGCCAAGAGATTTCAGCGATGTAAAACACCGGGATATGCTCTACTATAAGACTGATAAACTGGGGCTTCTTCCGAGAGCCGTCCTTGAGTTGAAAGAGTTGCGGAACGATTACAAGCGACTGATGAAAGAAGCAAGAGAGACGAACAATGGAGAATATCAAAAGTGGTATAACAATCAAATGGCGGTTAAAAGACTCATGGCTTCTTTCTATGGTATCGTTGCCTTCCAAGGTTTTGGTTGGGCTGATGTAGATTTAGCCGCATCTATTACTGCAAGTGCAAGAGAAGCAATTCGTTTAGCGGCATTTAAGGCTAAGGAGATGAAAGTATGAAAATATGCAAACGATGCAGAAAAAGAACGGCTATTCATCCAAATCATGGACTTTGCTGGAAATGCTACAAAGAATGGAGATGGGCAAATGAGAACTAAATTTGTATTGGTTAAAGTAGAATACGATACTGAGGAAACTTGGGATATTACTTTAGAAGAAGTCCAAGAGATTCTTAGCATGATGAATAATCTCAAAAGACACGCTCAAATAGTTGAGATTAATCAAGGTGTGAATAAAAATGATGATGGACAGAACGAATGAATTACTGGAAGAGTTGCTAGCCATGATAAATAGAAGCAACAAGATTTTGATGATGGTAAATGTCGTCAATATCGCAACAATTATTACCTTACTGGTGGTGGTATTATGAAAGAAGAAAAACTATATTTTGAAACCCTAAAAGAAATTAAACAAATGAAGGAACATATTGCTGATGAAATGGATTCTCTGTATGCTGATATGCAGAAACTACAAAACATCAAAGCACAAATTACGGAACTACAAGAAACGGTAGCGAAACTTGCAGGTGAACCCGTTGGAATGCTATTCGTGCATTACCGAGGCTGATAACATGAAAGTGGTTTATGGACATACCGATTCTATCTATGTGCAAATTGATTCCGTGGAAGCCGCACAAAAAGCAATCAAGGTGATTGAAGATGAAGTCAAAAAAAGTTTCCCGAATGTTCTCGGACTTGAACAGCATCCCGTTAGTTTGGAGTTTGAGAAGTATTATTCAGCGTTGGGTGTCGGTACGGTCAAAAACAGAAACGCAGGAATGATTACATGGGAAGATGGTTCTTATTTGGATGAACCAAAATTCACCATGACTGGCTTCACTGCAAAGCGAGTTAGCGAAACAAAATTAGCAAAGGAGTTCCAAACAACTTTGTTAAAGATGTGGGCAAACCAAAAGACATTTGCTGAGATAAACACCTATCTCGCAGAAACTTACAAAAAAGTGGTGAATGGAGAAGTACCCATCAGCGACTTAGCAAAGAGAAGTAGGTTGAAAGAAGAGAGATTTAAACTGAAATGTAAAAAGTGCCGAGCAAAGTTCAATATGCGTGATATGTTAAATGTCTATGCGTGTGAAAGATGCGGAGAGAATCCGAAAAACTTCACAACCGAACAAGACAAACGCCCTTCAATTGGTTCCGGTATTGCTGGCGTTCTCTATGCTTGGGAAAAGCAGAACACTACCTTTGATGACTCTTACATTTTCTTGAAGGTGTCGGGGGTCAATGATAAATACACGAACCCTTTGACAAAAGAGAGGCGAGATGTTGAGTATGTTTCGGGGACAATCCTTTCGGATTTTAACACCTATACGCCCGACTATCACCACTATGCAGAGCAACTTATCAGAAAGGCTAAACCTATCTATGAAGCGATGGGTTGGCAAATTAACAACATTAGAACAATAAAAGGACAAACAACACTGGAGGAATGGTTTTGAATAAAGAAGAAGCATACGAAGCATCGCTTGGAGAAATGAAAGAATTCACATATAAGTGGATGCCGGAGAACTATTCCGACCCATCGGAACCGATTTTGAAGATTTCTAAGTCTTCTCTTATGTCATTCGTTTGGTGTCCTAAGAAATATGAGTTCTCCTATGTTGAGCGTTTGTCTCAAGACCAAACAGAAGCAATGCGTAAAGGAACAATTCTTCACAACCACAGAGAAGCATTTTTTGATGATTTTGACATTAAGAAGGCAGAGAAAATGAACAATACAGAAATCATGGAATACTGCAACTCTTTGATGCCAGTAGATGAATACTACGATGTTTCTTTAACGGTGGCGGCATTTGAAGCCCAACGCTTTATTGAAGCAGTAGCGGAAGGAAAGACAGATGAATTTTTGCCAGTCATTAATGAAAAGAAATTTGATTGCGAAGTAATGATTCCTAAAGACACTCATAAGAAATTCACTCTGCAAAGAGATTACAAGGTGCGTCTCCAAGGAATTATTGACCGAGTATTTATTGAAAACGGAAAACTGATTCCCTTTGAATACAAGACCGGAGGATGGAAAGACTACAAAGCAACGGGTATGAGAAAGGAAATGGCATTCTACCAATTGATGATTGAAAACTCAACAGAAGAAGTTCTTCAAATGCATGGCCTATCAAAGGATATGGAAGTATCTCATTGGGGCTGGTATTATCCCGTGGCAAATCACATAACAGTTGAGCCTATCAAAACAAGAACAATGACCTCTGTTATGAATCATATTGCCGAATTAATTCATGCCTATGAAAATAAACACTTTGCGCCTAAGTTTTATTACAAAACTTGTAGCCATTGTTCTTTCTTTGGTATTTGCGAAGGAGCGCAACAGGATTCGTGGTTATGATGGAAGAGATGATTAGAGCAAAGGTCTTATCAAAACAATGGACATTTACTGAAATCTCAAATCTCAAGGCAACGATTGATTCACTATGTTCGGAATTGTATTCGGAAATGACATTCACTGAAAGATTTCAATTGATTAGAGAGATACGAATACAAGAAGTATTTGTCGGACAAACATACGAAGACTGTATGAGAGAAGCAGTAAAAATAACACTAAGCGGAGAAATAGCGGAAACAATTCGTTCAATGCTTGGTGAAGCCACAGTTAATTTTGGAGGTAATAAAAATGAAATATCCACGGGAAGTTTGGGCGGGGAGCCACATAAGGAACGCCCCACAAATGAAAAGAAAAATAGTGTCCTCAAGGAATGAATACATCAATTTCATAAACGCACAGAACAATAGAACCAATGTCTATACGACGGTTTATGATTTTGAGCGTTTCTATGAAACTGCAAAGGATGACTCCTCGGTTATTCTTGACAGGGTTTTTCTTGATTTTGATGCACACGACGATTCAATCCATGATGCATGGAGGGATTTGAAAACTATCATGGGTTTAGTCTATGAGAAAGATTACGAACACACTCTATTTTTCTCTGGCCGAGGTTTTCATCTATTTGTTTTTGGTGAAATAGCAGAAAGCATGAGAAGCATTCAATTCTTTTTCCGTGATGTTAAGCAGTATTTGATTGAACAAGTTGGAAAGAACATAACGCTTGATGACAGGGTGGGACAAATTACCCGCCTTAGAAGAATCCCAAACACAGTTAATATGTCTTCTTCGGATGAAACAGGAAACCCTTACTTTTGCATTCCTTTGTTAAAAGAGGATTTAGAAGGTGATGTTGAAAGCATCTTAAGTCTTGCTAAGGGGCCTCGTTATATTCCCTTTCGCAAGCAAGGAAATGCTAAGGTAGTGTTCCCATCAGCCCCACCCATAGAGGCCGTAGAAGGCGAAGTATCAGTGCCTAAAACGGTAGGCAAATTGCCTATCCTCCCCTGTCTCCACAATGCAACCATGACTGAGAATCCTTCCCACATAGCAAGAGCATATTTGGTTTCGTGGTATCGGGATTTGTTGTCCGGCTACCAAGACCTAAATACACAGCAACTTAAAGAAGAAGTGCTAAACCTCGTAGTTGATGAACTGGAAAGAGTCTTTGGAGAATCGGATTCGGTATGGCTTGATTGGGATAAAAGAACAACAAAGAAACACGCAAAGTTCACAGTGTATAATAACTACAACACACCACATTGTCAAAAATTAATTAGCGAAGGGTTCTGTATTGGAAAGTGTTGGAGGTATGCATGATGTTAATTATTGATTCAAGAGAAAACTCCAAGTTGTCGGAATTAGTTGAAAGAAAGGCCAAGTCCCTAAACATTGCCACGGAAAAGAAGTGGATTGAAATAGGCGACTATGTGTATGATGATGTTTGTTTTGAAGCAAAATCAGCAGTAGATTTTTTGGGTTCAGTCCTTTCAAAGAGGCTTTGGACTCAGTTAGACAATATGGATAGGCACTATCAAACAAATGTTGTGATTATTTACGGTAGTATGGATGATGCAATTCTTACTATTATTGAAAACTCTCAATCAAAAATGCCCCCAAAAGGCAGGGCAATCATGTTAAGAAATAAATTCTTGGGGGCAATAGGAAGAATTATTCTTGATATGGATGCGAAGCCCGTTTGGGTTTCAACTGAAAGTGAAGCCGCCCTCATCATCACGGGCGTTTCCAAAATCAAACCGTTCAAGAGAACAACAATTCAACCTCAAGTATTCAAGAGAATTACAACAGATGATTTGAGGATTGATTTGCTAACAAGCATAAAGGGAGTTTCAATTAAAAAAGCGAAAGCCCTCATAAAAGAGTTCGGCTCAATTATGGAAATTGGTGAATGCACTGAATTTGAAATTCAAGGCGTTGAAGGTATTGGAGAAACCTTAGCCAAAAGAATTATCTCCACATTAAACTCAGAAGAGAAGGTGAAAATATGAATGAAGAATTTTATGAAGAAGAAAACATTGAAGAATACATGCAACAAAAGGAAGAACTGGATGCTAAAGCAGTATCGGGTTTGCCCTCAATTATTGAGCGATTCTATCAATCAGCAAGCGAAGTTTCCCTACGGAACGAAATCCCTGCCGCAATCAGTGGCTTTGATAGAATCGCTCAATAATTGAGGGCAAAC